CTCGCAGTTTTTGGATTGAACATATTAGCAAGAAAAGCAAGCTCTGCATCTTTTTGCGTAATTGCTAAGGTTTCAGCATCAATAATCTGGCCTTGTGGAGTTTCTGGAGCAGTATTTATGTCGGGTGTATCATCAGATTTAAAAGCGTTAATCCAGCTTTGTGCCATTTCCTCTCTAACTTCTTGAGGCTCTTGAACACTAAAACCTGTTTTTTCATTAAAAATTAACATCTATCTTTTCTCCATTCTGCAAGGTCAACATTGCAACGCCTATAAGGTTTCTATCTTCAATTTTTAGTAATTTTATTTCACAATCTTGAACACCGTCAATCTTTTTGGCAGTTGATTTTAAACGGCTTTTTAAGATATTAAATTTTGCATCAGTTCGCAATTCAATTAAAAAGTGTGGTATACCTTCATCAGTGAAAAAATAAGCATCGTTTGTAAAAAGTCTAAAAGCGTTTGCAACGTTTTGAGCGATTGCATAATTTTTTGAGTTTTTATCTGTTACGGATAAATCGCCTTTGGTATCAACGAATAAATCCCAATCATCATTTAATTTTAATGTTTTTTGTGTCATTTAATTTGGTGCTCCTGTGCTATTGTTTCCACTCTGAACGCCTCCGTGTGTGTGATTATTGAAGCTCTTACCTTTAGAGATTACATCAGTAGCAGAACTAATTATGCTACTTGTAGTTAATGAGCCGTTAATAGTAACATTGCCATTTAAAGTTATATTAGGTGCGTTAATAGTTACACTTTGAGCAGTTATTGTAACAGATTGAGCATCAATCACAGCGGTATTTGCTTTTACGCTATGTGTTTGATTTGTTTCACAATTATAGCCGTTTGGTGCAATTACTGTTATTGTTTCATCTTGTTGAATATGTATATATACTTTTGGTGTTTGTGTGTGTATTGTTCCAACCATAACGGCATCTGAACCATTGAACTGCCTAAAACTTGCAGGCACTTGTGGATTGCTTGTATCCTTGTTAATGTTACTAATATCACGCTTTGCGCATGAAAAAATACCGATATCATTAGGTACTGGATCAAGAATAATTGCACCTATTCCAGCTTGTAATCTGTAATGTGGTAAGTTTGAAATTTCTATATTTTTTAAGGCATTACCCTCTGCGTTAATCTGCTGAATTAGATTGATTGCTGTAACAGTCTTTGAACCATTAACGCCATTAGATGTGCAATTTGTAACCTTACCGACAAAAGTTGTATTTAAGTCTTGAATATGCTTATTTATTTGCGCTTCAGTGCTATTGTATGGCGTTGTTCCAGCATAGGCTGATGCCATACCACGCTTGTTATTTTCGTTAATTGCCATAATATACCTTTGATTTTAAACGAATTTTCCAACTGAACCAGACATATTTGGATAAAAAGCTGTTATACTTGACTCCCACTTACCTGATGAAGGTAAATTAGCGTCAAGAGAATGAGATAATTTTACAATTCTCCAAGTGCCTGATGTTCTAGGAATTTCACTTTCAATATTTATCAGTCCAGCGAAGCGAAAATCCTTATTATATATAGCTTTTAATTCAATGCCGTTTTGCGTCATTACTGGATAACCTAGAAGCCCACTATCTTTTGATAAAATCGGTACATTTCCTTTGCGTTCGGACTTTAATAAAATTATCTGTTCATCATCAATAACAACTTCTGCCCCAATTTGTGAAGCGCATTGCCTTATCTGCTCAATAGGTGAGCCATTAAACAAAGCATTTTTAACAGAGCTTGTAACACCTTCATTTTTGAATGAAAAACCAATTTTTTTTGCTTGTTGTGAAATAAAATCACTTGCAGGCATTGAACCTTTTATAAAGTTTTCATCTTGAGATGTTACAGAACCGAAAAAACCTTGACGGCTTTCAATCTTCATTTTTATATCTGGTGCAGAATTAAAATCACAGCTTGCACCAGTGATTGCACCACTATAAATCTGATTTAATCCGTTTTTGTCATCGCCAGCGAAAATCGTTATATAATTTTTAAAGGTGAACAAAGGTGTCATATTCAGAGTTGTAAGCTGTTGCATTACATCAAGTGGCAAGCCGTAAATTTCAGCTGATGCCTTTCCAAAGTCTGGAGGACCTAGCTTTTCAACTTTTACAGACATCGCCAAATCATTGATTATGTATGTATTACCTTCTTGATTTTTGAATTTTCCTTTTGATAAGGTAATTCTTATTTGTATTTTTTTTTCTGTAAAAGTCGTATTATTTAAGTTTTTACTTTTACGACTTTTATCTTTTATTTCAGTTGTTGCCAATTTTTAAATCCTCTTCTTCAGTTAAAAAATACAGTTTAAACCTTGTATCTAACTGTAGATAATTAGGGTTCTTTTGCTCATCGGCTTTGGAATATGTATCTATAAAAACAAAATTGCCTTTAAAATCAAAAGGCTTATTATGTAAAATTCTAATACCGATATTCACTAAGGTATTTTCTATAATTTGTTTATCATCTGCATAAAGAGAAAAATATAAATTATCGTTAAGACTCTGTATTTGTATCGTACATTCCTGCTCATCAAGAATAATATTAAATTCTTGATTTTTTTCATTATTTAATGGAAGTTCTAACATAACAATTTTTTTCCTTATTAAGAAATATAACTTAAAATACCCTTTATAGCTGATGTTTCCTTTGGTTTAGGCTGTTGCAAGCCTCTTGATCTCTTGCCTTGAAGTCTTGCATTTCCGTATTTGCTTTGGACCTGTCTAATTTCTAAAAAATTACACTCTGCAAGAATAATATTCACGCCATTATCAGTCGAACGATCAAAATTAACCTTAATAATCTTCATATTATTATATTCTTTCTCGGGTGTGATAACAGTCACTAATTTTGTGCTATCAACTAATTCTAACAAAGTATTAACATACTCACTTAATTCATCACTTGAGCCACTTTTAACAAGCGTAACAGTCAAATTTAAAGGAGTCTTAACAATGTTATAATCAACAAATGAACCTTTTTCAACTGGCATTTGAGTGACTTTACTTTCTGAATTTACAGAGCTTTTTATAAAGCTATCAAAAGTTAAAACCCTTTCCCCATTCTCATCAATAATATTCCAATTATTAAAATCTTCACTAACGGCATTTATATTTTGCAAATTTCCATTAAGATAATTATTTATTACCCTTGAACCAAAATTGATAGCATTGTTTTTAATAAAATTCATTTTCTAAACCTCATCAAAATTGTGCCGTCTGAGAATTATTTGAATAAGAATTATAATTATTAGTATCTTGAGTAAGACTAGCAACAAATTCCCCTGCTTGTTTCTCTGAACCTCTAGCATCAACGTTGATATTCTGAACGACTGATTTATTAACATCATTCTTGTAATTATTATTTGCAACATTTGAAGTATTTGCTACATCTGTTAATTCTTTAGCGTTTGAAGCTGTTTCTTTTGTTCCTTCTTTCTCCTTATCAGAACCAAAGCTAAAGACTGATTTAACTTTATCTACTGCAGAACCTAACGCATTTTTTACCTTGCTGATACCATTCCCGAAAAAGTCAAAAGCATCTTTAAAGACTGAAATAATATAATCTTTTATCATGGTAAAGACTTCTTTAATTTTATTAAAGATGTTAGATAAAGCACCATTTAACGCATTGTTAATCGGCTCAAATATCTTTGAAAAAATGTCTACAACCACGTTAAATGCTTCTTTGAAACTATCAGTAATTAATTTTCCTACATTTCCAACAAGCTCAATAAAAGCATTAAAAATTCCTTTAACCTTTTCAAAAAATGATAAATTACTATCAGTTAAGATACTGAAAACATTTAAGAAATAATCTTTAATTGCATTTAAAATACCAGAAATAAAATCAAATAAAAACGAACAATACGCTTTTACTTTATCTCCAAAACCGCCAAAAAGATTAAGAAAATCAACGACATCTTGAGCCATTATGTCAAAGACCTTTGACCAATCGCCACCTGCACGATTGAAAGCATCAGTTACCCACATTATTAAGCTAATAATTAGGGTTAAGAAAGCCACTATAGGATGAGCAGTTAGGACTGTTAAAGCTGTACGCAATGCACCAATACCCTTGACAACTCCACCAATAATAGTTTGAACGATTTTAAAAGCTCCAAAACCACCAGCCAATACTGCCAAAGGCTTAGCAATAACTGATAAAATCTCCATTAATTTTTGAAACATAGAATTTAGAGCTTTGCCTATTTCCTCGCCCGTACCAAACTGTGACCAAAGTCCGCTAAGAGCACTATCGCCACCATGAATATAAGTAACTAAGTCATCAATGATTAAAACTAAAACGCCTAATGTCGCAATAATCCAAGTTAGAGGATTCATCAATAGAGCTTTGCCCATTCTAATTAGTGATGGAATAAGAGCTACACTAATTGTTACGGCTAAGATTTTTATAAATCTAACAATATTATTCTGATTTGCATTTAGCCAATTTGAAAACTTATCTAAAAGACCAACCAAGAATTTGATAGCAGGAGAAATGGAACGCATAATAGTAGCTGATACGTTAGCCATTGCTTCATTGAATTTAAACATTCCTTCACGAATTTTTTTATATAATTCAATGTCTTCACGATTTACACGTGCTAACATATTGCGTTTCTTGCGCCATTCTTCCATCTTTGAAGAATAAGCACCCGTCATTTGTGCAACTTGTGCTACATCAGAGAAATAGCCTTTTAATACTGCTCCCGCCGTCATAGCTCCTGCGATCGGTGCAAGAATTGAAGTGAAAAGACCTTTGAGAGCTCCACCCCATTTTGAAGTCATAGTTTCAAAAGAGCTTCCAGCATTTTTGGTCTGTTCTTCAGCTTTTAAAAGAGTGTTATTGATGTTTTTTGCTGAATTATCAACGTTTTGAAGTGCTTTTTGGGTATCGTTTTCTAGTTTTTGAGCCGAATTAACTGCAGTGTTTGATGTATTTTGTAAATTATTTTGAAATTGCTTGAGGCTTTCAACCGCCGAAGAAGCATCAAGACCTAAAGCAATAAATAACGTTTCTCCGACAGTTGCCATTTTATTTTATCTCCTTGAATTTTCCTTATTTATCATATATTCATTATAATTCTTAACTGCCAAGCACTCTAATAAATTTAAAAAATCATTATAAGAATAGTATTCTTCAAGCTCTCTTAGAGTGCATAGATTAGCGTTAATGATTAAGCTGACTGAGTAATTGATATTCCTCGTTTCAATGGTTTTTGCTCTGCTTCTTTCTGTGATGTGTCTGAATTTAAGAGCTTTTCTTTGTTGAAAAAAGAAAAATTTATCTTAAATACCTCTTTTTCTAAAGAAAACAAAGATTTAATATCACTAAAAATGTTTTCAAGCTCATTTTCGTTAACATCAAGCAAGGTGTTATTATTAACTACACGCTTTGCAGTTTTTTCTACTAGCTCCATAAGTAAATTGTGAGCCTCATCAGCATCAATCTTGCCTAAGAAAGAGAAACCCTTCTTTGAAATGACATTGATGATTTCTGTCACGTCTGTATTTTCTGCATCAGCATCAAGAACACCAGAGCTTGCAAGCAGTACACCAGCTTTAAATGCCCATTTCTGTAAGCTGATAGCACTTAACTGAGTTAATCTAAACTTGTAAGCGTTATCGCCTTCATTGATAGTTAAATCTTTAATTTCTCTCATTTTTATTATTTCCTTTAAGATTTTTAAAAAGGGCGAAGCCTGAAACGACCTCGCCAATATGGTACACCAATTATTTTATATCTAATTAAATAAATTAGATATTTGTTGATTTGCAACTTTCAAAAATAAAAGTCCAAGCTGTAGGATCAAGCACCTTCTTGCCGTCTGGGATAGTGTGACCTGTCTGCAATACGCCATTAGCTAAAGTATATTCCTTGCCAAGTGCTGGAATTGTAATATACATCTGACACTTGAATGGCTTTCTAGTTACCTGAGATGCCTCAACGATATTAGACAGAATAGGCAGACTAGGTGAATTTGCCTCAAGTGTAATTGTTACTGTTCTAGGTGCTGGGGTATAGCCTGCTGATAGCTTGCCATCAACACCCATTCTTGCTTCTGCAATTGTTGCATCATCAACAGCAAAGCTACTGTCTGTGCTAAAACCTTGAATTTGAACGCCATTTGGATAAAGCTCATCAACTGATAAAATCACAACGGAGTTTGCACTTGTTAAATCAAAATTATCACTCATTTTATAAAAACCTCTTAATCAATTATTAAACTACTGCAATTGCTGGCATAGTTAATTTGTGAATTGCACCGCCATAAGTGTACACGAAGTTACATACTGGTGTCTCTCTCTGCTGACGTGCATTTACAGAGCCATCTTTAATCTGTAAATAATAGCCGTTGCTGTAAATATCACTTGAATAATCAGCTCCAAGTTCCTGAATTAAAGTGCTCTTTTGAGTTTCTGAAAGTGTTACACCAGTATCAATAACACCGTTATTAACTGCTCTGTTAATTACATCTTTACACCAAGAGCGAACTAAAGCGTAACCAACCTCATTATAAGGTGCTCTGCGAACAGCCTTAAAGCCTGCCATAATCTGCACTTGAAAAGCGTTGCATAACCAACAAGCATTAAGATAAGTGTCAATCCAAGACCAAGCACCAAGCATTGAGCCGTTATACAAGAAGATAAAATTATCATTTCTTGTTGCGAAGTTGCCCATGAAGTTTACACCGTGATGCTGTAAAGCTAAACTCTGCTGATTATCGTTGATATTAGCTCCTAAGCCCTCAAGACTCTTGAAAGCCCAAGTAATAGTGCCCTGATTAGCTTCCCAATTGATTGAAGCACCAGTGCCCATAATAAATGCAGCATAAGCATAGGAATTATATACAACACAAGTAGCGCCGATATTCTCAGCTTTTAACTGCTCTGCGATAACATTAGTATTGTTAATATCAAGATTACCTTTATCACTATCCCAGCATACATATAAGTACATTGTACCAGCATTTGACTGAGCACTTGACCACTTTGCAAGATCTAAGGCATCTATATCGCTAGCCTCATCTAAAGTTGTAAAGGTAACGAAATTTTGATACTTGCTAGTTAATGCGTTCATAACGTCATTAACAGATTTAACAGCAGAACCAACAGAAACAACAGCGTTAGTATCAGTTAATCCCATTGCGATTGCAATATCGCCAGAAATATCAGCTACTGAACTGCTATCTAACTTGCTAACACCTTGAACAGTAAAGCAATTATTATGACTTGAGAAAGTGCAAGAAACACCGTTGACCTTTTTCTGTAATGCAAGTTCAATAATTGAAGCAACATCGCTAAGAGAATTTGCAGAGCTTAAATCAACTTCAGAAAGCTCAACAGCTGAACCATCAAAAGATACATTGAAAGAGCCAGAAGAAATAGCTTTTAAGTCTGATAAAGCCTTAGCTGGTGCTAACTCAACGCCACGAACAAAGGCGGTTGCGCCCTCTTCCACATTTCTATAAAAGTTTAAAATTGATGGCTTAATCTGTGAATTAGTGTAACCACCGAAATAAATTTGAGCAAACTTATACTCGTCTGATAAAGTGCCAAAATAGTCGCCAACACTTTCAGATTCGCCAAAAGATAAAACCTCATCAACTGGGATAAGATTTGACTTATCAAGCACTAAGCCATTAAATTGTAAATCCTTGCCAGTACCAGTTAAGATACGTGGTAGAACCTGCACAATTTGATTTGCAGAAATTGCCATTTTTTATTACCTCATTTTTAAATTTAAAAACAAAAATTATCTATTTGAAAATTAAAACAATTCTTTTAAAACATCAACATTTTTTAATAACTTTTTTAACAGTATCAAAAAATTCATAATTAACTGTAAATTCTCTAGTAGTTAAAAGTGATAAAGTTAAAGAATATCTACTTAAGTAATTGTTTTCTCTTACAATTGTTGAATCAACTGGTGATGTAGAGCCAATTAAAGAAAGCCCAAAAGGTTCTAAGAATTTACAAGCTAAATGGCTTCTTGATACAAGATTGATATTAACAGCTCTTGTAAATGCAGACAATCCAACCCCACCAGCCCGCAAACTTGAATAAAAATCAATCTTAATGTTTAGCTCTGTTCTGTCTTTAATTGTTACAGTTTCTGAATTTCCATCGTATAATTCAACTGGTTTCCCATGCTGAATTAGATCTACAATATCAAAAATACAATAATCATAATTTGGCAAAGAAATGTTATTTTGTTTAGCAAAAATAATGCAGTCATCTGCTAACTGAGGATTTGCAAATTCTTTGATAAACAAATAAATAGCTTTAATTAAATCATCATCGTTATTCATTTTCTACATCTTCAATAAAATTAAAATCAATCGGCTCACTTTGTAAAGAAACACGAACGCAAAGCCATAAATCTTGTGAAAAATCCTCAATAATTTCAATAACTTTATATGTTAAATCATCGCAGATAATAAAGTCATTGCCTTTATTTTGTGCCTTGAAAATATTGAGAGGTTTTACCTCATCAGCATAAACATATAATCTATAAGTAGTTTCATTCTCAACAGTGTTATTTACATATGTATCTTTTACATCATCAGGTTGAAAATTACCCTTTAAGCCTTCATATTTTTTATAAACAGTTGAGAATACGCCAAAATTATTTTGCTTACCCTCGTATTTTATTAAGGTCAAATCCTTATCAGCGTGTACGGCTGTTATTGACTTTCTGACAATATCGTGTAAATTCATATACTTATATCAATTCAAATGTTATAGCGTTAAAGAGTTTACCACTTTTATATAATGATTGTTTTCTGCCTGTACCACTATCGCTTTCAGCGTTTGACTCTGCAAAAGAATACATTTTTAAAGTAGCTTCTGAACGTGGAGCAATGCCATCATTATCATATAATGTGTCTTGAATATCTGC